GTTCATTTTCGTTCAACGGTCGTTCGTTTTCGTTCAAAATTCCTAGTTCTTTATCGAGAGCTATAAATGTGTATTTTTTAAAAGGCAGTCTGTAGTCCTCAGATGAAGCTAGTTTTTCAATTAATTTCCACCACCAGGCATATGAAATAACCCCAAACTCTGACTCCATTGCCACGATTTTAGGATCATTGCTCGCATTAACATCGTGGCTGAAGTAATATACATCCTTGGCCATTCATCATTCCTCATCTATAAACAAACTATCCTGGGCTCGGTTCCCCATAATAAACTTTACACATTCATCAATTAAGTCTTGCACTGAAATAGCAAATGTACGGTCTGCATACTCTACCGACAACCAATCAGTCTTGAATTTCAATTCATCAGTGGAGTTTGCATCTTGTATAATGCCTTCAACGCTGACTTTCTCCACCACGTCCTCGATAACGCCATATTTAAACTTGAATTGTCTTACGACAAACGGGATATTAAACTCTTCCAGGAATTCAAAATTCTTTTTCATAATAGCCTGTAGTCGACTGAATGCTTGCATGAGTTCAGGTCGTGGATCATCTTTGGATTTAATGGTAAAGACATCTGTCAGGCCTGTAGCAGATGGTTTCTGATAGGCGATATTGATATCGTTATCTGTAATTTGAATAGATTTAACAATCATATTGGGCTCCTTTCTTGTTCTACGATTACTAATTTACCAGTAGCAGCTTGAACAGCTCGTTTAAATATTTCTGTATCTGAGTTACTATCTGATAAATGTAGTAGTCGTATGTCTTGGCACTTAGTTAGGTCCATCGATTTGAGGAATTTAATAACGTTTTCTAGTGAAAAGTGAGATTGAATTAACCGTTCCATTCGCTTTCCATCTAAATAACCAGCTTCTACTTGTTGATTTAGGATTTCATAGGAATGGTTGCATTCAACCATGATATGATCAACATCTTTGAACGTATATCGGCAGTAATAGGTGTCGGTAATATATAAGAGTTTCTCTTCACCGTCAGAAATTAAAAACCCAACATTAGGAACATCATGTTCTAATTCAAAAGGCAAAATACCAAAATTGCCTATCGTAAATTGAACTTTAGGTGTAATGTAAATAGCTTTATGATTACCTGCTACATATAACGCATCTGCAGTATCTTTTAACATGTATACACGATGGCCAAGCTTTAATAAATCGTGAACAGCTTTGCTATGATCTCCGTGTTCATGAGTGACTAATACCCCACATAGATGTAGAAAGTTAAATCGACAATACCGTTGAATTTCTTTAAAGGATAGCCCTGCATCCAGTAACAGTTCATCACCATTGGTTGAGGTTTTGATTCGGTAGCAATTCCCTTTGGAGCTGCTACCAAATGCTTGAATACTAATCATAATTAATCACCAAACATATTAACTGCTTTGCCAGTTTCAGGATTAACAAACTCATTGGCAGGACTAGGTTCTATGTCAATGGCTTCAGAATTTGCATTATTAGCAATGGTTTCTGCCACATCTGATTGAACATCGATAGTTTCACCTTCAAAATCAGGGGTGAGTTCGCCATTATTATCACGAATGACGGCGCCATCTACAGAGATTGCATTAGCCATGCTCTGCATTTCTACTGATAGAATGCCATATTTGCTTAACAAACGTTTGAGTACCGTTTTGATAGCCATTGCGTCAAAGTCAGTTTTCCAAAGGCCAAAACCCTTTTTGTATGTTTGAGAATACTTTATAGCGTGTGCTTCAGCATCTTCTTTAGACATATATAAATACTTTTCAAAACCATTAATTAGTTTGAAATAAGCGATGTAGCCAACTACATTATCACCAGTTCGCTCACCCAATTCGAATTCGCCTGTAAGTTTATTATGGTGTTTAATTTCGCCTTCATAGATTTCACTAGCATTAATGGTCTTATATTGACCTGTGCGCATGGCCAACTGGATATACCCTTTGTAACCCATTTGAAATTGAGCTTCATTAATTTTCTTTTTGCTATTGTAGAAAGGAACAATATAAGCAAACCCAAGGTTTTGGTTAATTGGAAGATCTAAAGTGGCTGCCATCACACCTGCAGTAATAACTGTAGTAGGGTCTGCTTTCGATAAAAGTTCATTATTATTAGATACAGAAATCAAGCTAGACACAAAGGCCGCTGATTTTTTACCTAAGATTTCATTAAAACGTTTTTTTACCGACTCACTAGACACCATGGTTTTAAGCGATGGTGTTTGAGTTTGTGCTTTTGTTACTCCACCCATTATGTACCTCCTATGCCACGTTTTCGCATACAGCGTGGATATCTAATTTAGATAAAATATTATGAATTTCTAAACGGCCTTTTTGAGTCCATTTAGTTGTGATTTTAGAGTCTAAGCGACCATCACTTCTGCAGAACGTAAAGGTTTCGGATTTTGTAAACCCTTTAGACATATGCTGCTTGTAGAGAATCCATTGATCACCGACCTTACGTTGTAAACCAGCTTCATGTAAGATTTTATTTAATTCTTGAGCGCTCATACCGTAGTCAGCGGCAATCTGAGTGATAGTCAAGCAGGATTTACTAGATAAGATTTTATCTACATAATCTTTTACTGGTTTAAATTCAGCAATCTGCTGCTCCTGTTGGGCCACGATAGCTTTAGTAGCATTGTGTAACTCAACTTCATTAGCATAGGCTCTTAACGCTTCAGGCAATGACTTGGGAATATTCATGCTATACGCACCAGTCTTACGAATTTGTGGGATCACTTCCGACGTAACCCATCTTTTAAATTGTTTCGCCGTTGGTAGTTTACTGGATAGTACCAGGGAATAAAGTCCGCTTTCATTAATTAAAATCGTTTCTTTATTTTGATTACCATCAAACACCATTGTCTTTGTTCTATCTTCTTCATCAGTATGTCGGTTTACATCTCGACTACCGTTTTGGTACCCGAGAGTATCAGCGACGTCCTTTGCAACAAACCATAATTCATTATCTTTTTCTAAAATACGAACTTGGCCAAATGTATCGTTCTTAAAAATCTGTAAATCATTCATATCTACACCTCCTCAACAGTTAATTGCGGTTTCGATTCATCAACGATCAACTTAATCGTTTGACTATTAACTGGAACGAATTCAGTTACTGCTTCTGCATTATCGATGAATACCGGAGCATTTACTTTGTAATAACTTGTTAGTGCATTAATGATATCTAACCCTACATTAATACGTGCTGCATTATTCATACTGCGGTATGGTACCCCCTTATAGGTAGTTTCGCAGCACTCCTCAATGTTTCCGTTGATCATGACATTAAACATCTTGAATCGCGCTAACTTGAATCTCGAGTTAATGACATCTTCTAGCATATTAACCTTTGCTTTAATGAATTCATCCATTAAGAAGGACGCTTCATCAAGTGCGTTCTTTTCTGCTACTAATTTTTGTTGTTGGTTTTCTAATTCAAGGATTCGATGATTAATATCATCAATAAGCTTAAATTTATTTAACTCAGTTTCGAGGGCTGCTTTTTTAGACTTCATAGAGCTCAACTCTTCGTCAAGTTTAGTAAGTTCTTCAGTATCAGCTCCTGGTTCATCGTCAATCTCTAGTAAGAATAATTGAGCCTTCAAATCAGCATAGACTGGATCATCTTTAAGATTAGGCTCAGAGTATGCCTCATATTCTTTAAATTTAACATTGTAAGCATCATTATATTGAGATGCCTCAGTAGTTAAACTATCAATCTTTGATACCATAATTTCTTGTTGCTCTTCATAGTTTGCTTTAAGCTTTACTGCACTTTCAATAAGCCCTTTCCACTCCTCAAGCTTCTTAGATTTATTGGCGTTAAACTCTGCCTCGAGAATCTCTTGCTTATCCGCGGGTAGTGCTTGGCCACAAGTAGGGCAAGATTCTTTATTGAATTGTTGTGCGTTAAACGTATCAAATTCAGATTGTAAGGTTACAATGCGTTTAGACTCACGTTCAATTTCTTTATTGAGCTCATCTCGTCTATCAGCACATCTATCTCTGTCTACTTCTACCATTTTTAGTTTGGTTAAAGAGGCTTCATATTCACCACGTAGATGTTGTTTTTGTTTGTGATAGTCGGATAGTACTTTATGGCTTTGAGCCTCTATCTGACGGTTAATGTCACGGATTTTAGATTCCTTTTCAGTAGAACTAAACCCGTTTTGAATAATTGCCTTTTGCTTTTCAACTTCATCTATACCAGCGGATAAGGTTTCAATATCACGAATGAGTTTTGCTTTATCAGATGAAATTTCAGGTTTATTACGCATAGCTTCATCAATGCGAACTGGAATCATATCCAGTTCTTTATTAATAGCAGTCTTCTTTGCTGCGACCACCTTACGATGATCATCTACTGTTCTCCCCTCTAACAGTTCAGCCAATCGTCTTAAATCATCACGGCTATTAATTACACTAATATCATCGATATCACCACACATCTCAAGCAATAGTTTACGACGATTTTGCCAGGAGTACGTCTCATTGAAATATAAAGGATTCGTGATTAGTTTGAAGATGCTTTCATCGACAAGAGAACTAACCATTTCTTTGTATTCTTTTTCTTTTTTAGGAACACCATCAACAAAATAATCTGTCGTGTGGCCTGTCATAGTTACTTCACCACCACGAGGGGATGAATACTTTTCACGATACACACGTTTGAGTTCAACTGTGCCACCTTCATCTAAAGTAAAGGTACCTGTTACTTCATGATTGACTTTATGAATGGGTTCTCCTCCATCCAATGTTTTGATTTCAAAGTCAGCCCTATCTAGGCTATCTTTGCCAAATAGTAACCAGCACACAGAGTCAAATACAGTTGTTTTACCAGTAGCATTATCGCCACGGATTACGACATCGCCATTAAGATTTATGGTGAAGGACTTTAGCCCTTTAAAATTTAGTAATTCTAATTTTGTGAGTTTCATAGTGATCTCCTATACAACAGTGGCATCCACATCGATGGTATGCGGTTCAATCTTTAATTGATTGGCCCATTGCATGACCGTCGAATTAATATGAGCATTCTTTTTAAGCATTTCATTAGCAAAGAGCTTAGCCTGTACTAAGTCAAATATTTGACGACCTTTCTTCTTACCCTTATTGGCCAATTCTAGGCATGCGACCGGCTTCATAGCATCATCAGTAACTAGCACTATTGCCGTAGTTCCTTTCATGACTCTATCTCGGTATGAGCCAACACAATTTTTTAACCGTTTACCAGCAGTCATTAAATCTGCTGCAGTTCTTGGGACCATAAAATGCATTCCGTTTACATCCGCTTGTAATTGAGGAACCTCCGGAAGCATTACGTCGCCGTACTCTTGCCTATTGAAGATTTTGATAACTTCATCATGAAAGTTCTTCAGTTTGAATCGTTTTGTCCATAATACATCTTGGTATTTTGCATCGAGTTTTGTGTACATATCTACACAATCTTCGACATCACGAATGTCTTCGGATAACATCCAGCGCAATACCGCTGGCTCACCACATCGCTTAATTAGCTCCTGCCACATGTCCTTAGAGCGAGGTATATTTAGCTTCATCGCCTTACGAAAATCATTAGCGTTATGAAGCTTGCCTGTATATGGACAAGCACTTTCATAGCTTCGTTGTAGTGTGAGGATAGTACGTCTACAATTTTCATCACTGAAGAGATTTAGAACATCAGACATATATACGCTTAATGGATCATTAACCATACACTTCCGCAAGGCTCTACTATTGGGAGCCTTATATGATTGTCTAAGTGCTTCTTGAAAATTCATACCTTTTCTTGTAGCCGCCAATACATCGTCTTCAAACGGAATATTTGTATATCGATATAAGCAGTAAGCATTAGTCCAATACACATATTGTTTCATTAAGCTAACAATGCTAGGCATATCCGGTGCCGATAATTTTAAAATCATATTAAGCAGCATCGTAAAATGATAGCCGCTGCCTTCAGTGGCACTAGGAGCTACATATACATCCTTAGTGCCATACCCATATGTTTCCTTTAATCGTTTTTCAAACATAGACCTTAATGCTTTGAATGTTTTGTTTAAAAATTTTCTGTTAAAGTCTGTCATTGCATATGAATCACCAAAGAATTTAAGTACAGGCATAATCTCATTTTCACGAATGTAATCAACAGTCAATTCATAACGGATTCTAAATCTATCAATGAAGATAGCCTTGCGTTTCTTAAAGTCGAATCGCAACGTTTCCGTACACATGCCGTGGTCGTTTTTTCTACCGTCAAAGAAAAGCTGTATGCCTTGGTATCTAATTTTTAAATCTAAGAAGTGTTTGTAATTAATAACCTCCACATAAGCGGTCACAGGATATACTTTCTCATCACTAATGGAATAGTAAATTTTATGATCACAAGGATTGGAAGATGTTTGGCAGTTTGGGCAGGTGTAGTATTTGGCACCGGTAACATATCCATTATGATATGAATATTTACGTTGCCAGCTACCCCCAAACGTAAACCCACAGTCGATATGGTGGACAGTTGTGTATTCTGCTCCATAAGGAGCCTCTAGAATTACGCTATCGAACATTTTGTGAATATAGGTACTGGATACAATCTCCACAGTGGATACCTCCTTTTAGTCGCCGAACATAGCGAATAAGTCCGCATCTTCTTCTGTCACAGGGGCAATCACTTCTTCAGCCTCTTTAACAATAGGTACAGGAGGCTCGCTTGATTTAGCCTTACGCTTACGTTTAGGTTTTTCTTCTTTAGGAGTGTCTTCAGTTTTTTCTTTAGGCGTAGCTGCCTTAGAAGGCTCAACCACATCAAAGGCTTTTACAACGGCATTAGAGGCTTTCATAATCCCTTCTGTGTAAGCAATACCAGCTTGGTATTCCTCAGCGTTGCTAGGGTCCATTTCAACGGCCTTATGTAATATGTCTAGCGACTTCTTGCATATATCTGCTTGGCTTTTGAATTGTTGTTTAGACATATTTAAGCCTCCTCTGCCATAATGGATTTCAAATCGGTGATAAGATCATCTGTTAAAGAGTCACTAGATGGACGAGTAACACCATGCTTGCTAAAAATTGCAAGTGCTTTTTTTGCTTTTACCCCATCTTCGCCCATCCATTCACGGAATTCCTTATAAAAGGCTTTTTTATCTACAGGTTCAGCAGTTACATCTAATGCTGCATCCTGTTCCGGTGTTTCTGTTGTAGTTGATTCGTCAGTCGGTGTTTCAACAGGAACAGGTTCCGCTACAGGGTCTTCTACCTGTTCAGCCTTTTCTTCTTTTTTATCTGTTACTAACTTACCTTCAAAATCGGTTACAGGAACATCCTTTTGCGCTGGCTCAACTTCAACAGGTTCAGGCTGTTGTTTTGTATCTACTTTTCCTGCAACTTCAGACGCCGCTACTTCAATATCGATAGTCTCGCCAACTGTTACTGTAGGCGCTTCAACATTAGAGCAATTACCGCAGCACTGATGATTTAATCGTTCGTTCCAATCCGCCACTTGCACTGCTAGATCGTCTAACGTATTGAATTTAATAGTTAAGATATTTTGATTTTCCATGATAGTTTCTCCTTTAGAATTTAAACAACAATTCATCATCAACTAAGCGACCTTCTACAATCTTTGGAATGCCAAGTTCACGAAGCCTTTTGATTACACTGCGACTTTTAGATATATAAATAGTATTTCTTTCGATTTGTGTTGCTGTTGGCTTAAATATACAAGTCTCTGTAGATAACGCTTGTGCTACACAAATTGCTTTATTATCAATATCTATCCCAACTTTAAAATACTCAGGTCCATTTAGTTTTCTATATGCAGCTAGCGAAAGTTTAATGTAACTATTAGTTGTAATAATTGATACTTTTTGAGCTGCATTTCTTTTACCTTTGTTGTCAGCAAAGAAATCAAAGTCAAATGTATTAATCGTGGGCATCACCTTTTTAGATGTTAATTCCGGCATAGTAACCTCCTTATTTATTAACTAACGCTTTAAGTGTTTCTACTTCCTGGCGAAGTTGTTCGAGCTCACCATTCTTAGCTTGTGGTTCATATTCAGAGCCTCTACCAGTGCGGAATGCAGCATTAATATTGAATTGAGTTTCACCACCTAAAGTGATGCCGAATCCTAAGCGTACTTTTTCGTTAGGGCTATAGAATGCGCCAAGTGCGATTGCGTTAGCGTTACGGTAATGACCATAGCTAATAGCAAAACTACCTTTGTCATTCTTGTTATATTCAAGGGGGTGTAGACCTGCTAGTGCTGCGGAATTTGCGCCCAACTTATTAACACGTTGACCAAGATTGTTAACCTTGTTTTTAATGTCATTAGCTAAGCCCAAAGAACGATTTTCTAAAGTTGTGATACGCCCTTCATGATTATCTGCCACATGTTCAAGGCTTCTAA